ATGTCCCAAAACAAACTGATGATGGAACGTACTATGTTTCAAAAGAGGTAATTACTTGGCCTGTTTATGATTTGTGGAATTTAGATATCTTAACGACACAATTCACAACTTATTTGGAAAAATTAAATGATATAGGAGATTCATTTGATGAATTTAAAACAAATTTAATTTCAAGATTTTTAGTTACCGGTTCTTTTAAAGAATTCGATACAATTGGCCAAAAGATGGAGAAAGCACTACAAATCTATGGTAGAAGTTTTGATGAAACTCAGAAGTTTATTACCGCGTTATCATTTATGACATCGGTACATTATAACATTGGAAATGATATACCTTCACAACTACTTAAAAATCTTGCTCAAACATTAGGATGGACAACTAACATTTCACCAATAACTAACGACAATTTTTTGTCATCAGTATTTGGTGAAAAAAATATAGAAAAACCACAATATCAAGGACTTTCCACTGTTCAAACTCCTGATGAATTAAATTACCAATATTATAGAAATTTAATATTAAATTCGGCATATCTTTTTAAATCAAAAGGAACTAGAAAATCCATTGAAATATTATTAAGATTAATTGGGGCACCTGACGCATTAGTTGATTTTAATGAATATGTTTATATTGCTGACCAAAAAATAAATTTAAGTCAATTTAATACTCAATTTGCTAAGATATCTGGAGGCACATATGTTGATGATATTGCAGTTTTAGAACCAACAAATATATTTTCTATACAAGGAGTTAGTTACACAGGATTTACTACATCAACAATAATTGAAGATTCCAACGTTAGGTTAGACGAATATCCTGTCGATGAATTTGGTTACCCTACAACTCCTCCCGATACTGAGGATTATTTTTTCCAAATTGGTAGCGGTTGGTTTGAGCAAACACCACAACATAGAGCCCCTGAAGAAGTTAATTTAACCGATAGCGTCTTTATAGGTTCAAATCCAAATTATCAAACTAGTTTAGTTCCTTATAGTTATGGTGAAATTTATTTACAAAGATTTAGAAAATTTCCATATATGAGTCTTGGTTATAATTTAACAAGACAAATTGATAATAATAAAAGTTGGACTAATAATGAAGTTGGTTTGAGAAGTAATTTAGATAGTTCTTTTACCGCAAGATATAATGTTTCTGATGACAGATTAGTTTTAAATGTTAAAAATGTTGATGTGTTTTTAAACCCTGGTCAAGGTTTAGCATATGACGTTTGGGAAATGTCAAGACAATATAATTATCCAATACCTAATCAAGGACTTAATTGGGTACAACCGACTTATTGTAACCCAAACCCAAATACACCATATCCACAAAGAGGTGGAATAGATTGGACTGAAATAAATCCACAACCAAGAAGAAAAACATTTTTCGAATTTGCCCAAACTTTTTGGAAAAATACGGTCAATGTAAGAAATAGACAATTTATTACTGACGGAAAAACAGGAGGATATCCTACCTTACAGTCAATTTATTGGAAATACTTACAATCAGAAGAAAATATAAACATACCAAATAATAACTTTACATATCAAACAATGATTGATTATGTTAACGGATTAGGGGATTATTGGGTTAGACTTATCGAGCAAATGGTTCCTGCAACAACTTTATGGAATACAGGAGTTAGATACGAGAATTCAATTTTCCATAGACAAAAATTTGTATGGAGAAGACAAAGAGGATGTCAATTAATACCTTTACCATGTAGGTCATGTAGTTTAACAACAAATATATTTACTTACGATTGTCCTTTAGAATCTGTTGAGTGTGACTTATACCCATCAGTTGACACATCAACATTTAGAAGTTTTTACGCTCAAAATTTTGGAGTTGTTTTAGGAACACTATTAAATACGTATTTGACAGAAAATTCAATCGATATTAATAATTGTGTTTTAGACTCCGTAGTTTCTAATTGGTTTGTTGATATAAGAATAGATAATGTAGTAGTTTACCAACAATCATTTTTTACAGGTTATGGTTACACGGACCCAAATTTAAGTGTACCTACTGATGAAACTTGGTTAAATGCGGTCGTGACCGGACTAGATACTTTAATAAATTTTGGATATGATTACTATTTAACAGATGACGACAAAGTTGTTGTTTTTAACCAAATATGTTCAGTATCCGAAGTGGGTGTTAATTTTAAATTAAATATGGGTATAAACTTCCAAATCTACTGTAGTTAATGGCGTGTCCTTTTTTATATAATATTAGTTTAACGGGGGATTGTAGTAATACAAATTCAGGAGAGATAAGTTTATCTATAACAGGAGCTCCAAACTTTACGATTTCATGGGTATCACCGGTTGTAACGTCACCAACAATATCGGGGTCTAGTCCGACAACTTACACTTATAGTGGATTAAGTGCTGGAACGTATACAATATCCGTTAGCGATGGATGTATACCACCAACAACTCAATTTATTAGTTTCCCAATTTCTAGCGGTACTTGTGTTAGTATTGATGCGATTCAAAATACAACTTGTAATAGTGATAATGGAATTTTAACAGCGTCTACCGCTAATTTTTATAGTAGTGCTAATTTTTATCTATACGATAATACTTCAGGATATATAACATCTGGTAATTCAGTTTTTAATACTTACGTATTTCCATCATTAAGTGCTGGAACTTATTATGTGATTGCGGATGACGGAGGGGGATGTACGGGTAAAAGTGAAACCTGCGTTATTAAAAGTTCAACAACTTTTACTTATGGTTTTTACATTGTTAATAATGCGGGTTGTTCTCCTTACGATACTGGAGCGATTTATATAACAGGGATAACAGGTAATCCACCATATACATATTCTTGGTCTAATGGACAAACAGGACAAACGGCAACCGGATTAACTGAAGGAACTTATAGTGTTTTAGTTACAGATAATACTGGGTGTTCTATTGGGAGCTCAACTGCGGTAACAATAACGCCACCAGTTGGATTGGGAACTTACTTTACAACACCACCAAGTTGTTTTGCGTCTGACGGAGAAATAAGTATAACTGTAACAGGAGGAACAGCACCATATTATTACCTTCTATCTAACGGTGATTCATACATTACTTTTAGTACTAGTCATACATTTACTGGTTTAAGTAGTGGTAATTATGTTGTCACAGTTACTGATGCGGGATTTTGTAATTTTAATACTAATATTGCGTTATCCACACCAAATTTATTTAACACTATATCAGTAACAACTAATGATTCTTTATGTAATAATACCGATGGTTCAATATCTATTGTTTTAGGAGGAGCACCGGCATTATATACGTATACTTTAACAGGTGTTAGTGTAAATCAATCAGTAACAACTGGACTGTCAACTATTTTTAATAATTTACCATCAGGGACATACACATTAACTATTGAAACATCTTCAGTCCCAGGATGTGTTTATACTCAAACATACACAATATCAAACACAGTTTTATTTAATTTAACGGGAACGACAACAGGAACAACTTGTAACTCAAGTAATGGGGCGGTAGAATTAGGTGTTAGTGGAGGAACTTCACCATATGATTATAGTATCATCGGACCTATTTCTTTAATATCGACTGAACCAACAAGTGCTTATACTTTTAATAATATACCATCAGGAAACTATACCGCAACAGTAACGGACGCAACACTTTGTTCACAAACATTATTATTTACAATTTCACCTTCAAATAACATTAGTTTTAATTTAGTCGGAACAAATCCAACTAATGGAACTAACGGAATTGTTTCGGCGTTAATAACTCAAGGAGAACCTCCATTCACGTTAACTTGGAGTCCAAATGTTAATGGACAAACCGAATTAACAGTAACAGGTTTAACCGCGGGAACTTATACACTAACAGTTGAAGATAGTATTGGATGTGCATCAACAAAATCAGTTACAATTTTAGGATATAATGTATTTGGGGCTTACCAAACCTATAATATTTGTGATACTGATTTTGAAAACACTGGAGAATTAGGAAAAAAAGGATTACAACAAATGTTGTTGGAAGGATTCCACGATTTAACTATTGATGATGTTAATTGTGTTTTAAACCAAGCGATTTTTATTGCTGAAGTAACAGTAAATGGGGAAACAACAACAGCACCTTTTTACACTGGAACTACTTTAGGAGATTATCCAACAGATTCAGAATGGTTTACTCTTTTAGGAAATACGCTTTCAGCATACGAAGGAATTAAAGAAGTTATAGTTAAACCCGGAGATAATCAAATAGTTATAATAACAGTATGTGCTAATGATGAAATTGATTATAATAATTCCAAAGTAAGTATTAATCTATTAATTAATTATGATATTTCTTGTGTTGAGTGTAATCTTAAAAAATACTTATTACAAGAATGTTGTGAAGAAACTTTCTATTGGACATTACCTAATGGTAATTTAACAGATTTATCATCGGCAACTTCAGCACCTAGTTGTGAAGCATTTTCAGTTAGATTTGATAACATAGAAGAATCTATCCAAGATTGTTATGATTTACTAGGATGTGATTTAGATTGTATTAGCGGAGTTACATTTGAAGTTCAAAATTGTGGTAAAAAAGCAATTAAGTTTTACTACGAACCAAATGGATTATATTATTGGGTTGTTCAAAATCAAGACGGAACTCTAAGTTTCTATTATATGGATTATAACGGACTTTCAATAAGAAAATGGGATTCTTGTTGTACACAATTAACTATGAATTCGGTAATCTCTTTATTTAACACATTTAATCATATTGTTATTGACTGTTTATTTGATGATAGATATCTATTATATCCTTATTATAATCTTACCGATTCGGTATGTAGTGCAACAGGAGACATACCTCATTTAGAGGTAGTACAAACTTCTGAAAGTTACGGAATTTTGGGAGGAGTTATAAAGGCTAATGACGGAATTTGTTATTCAGTTATTGCGGAAACAATGTCAGCTCAAACCGTAACGTGGACACCACCAACAGTTTACAACGGATGCTCAGGGTGTACATCAACTTATTACACAATAAAAGAATTCCAAGATGGAGATGACTATTCCTTCATGGATGGAGACCCATACTATTTCCAATAAATTATGAATACTTTAGAGATAACATCAATAACAGGACTAACACAACCATATCAAGTTTATATATGTAATGTTCTTGGTCAAAATTGTATTTTAGTTTCAACTATCGGAAGTCCTGTACCACCTTCAGTTACTATTACGTTACCTCCACAATTTGAAAACGTGCCGGCGGTAGGAGTTAAAATTGTTGCGAGTGATGGGTGCTCAAGATTTGGTGTGGAATATTGTACATAATTAAAAAATAAAACTATTTATATAAAAAATTAATAATATGGCATTTTTAACAAGTAGAACATTAGCATCAGGAGTAACAGGTAGTGATTTACTACATATAGTTATACCTGGAGATATATCACAGGGAAATCCTGCTGGTTCATCATATAAAGCAAATATGGGTCAAGTATTAACCTATGTTAGTCAAAACTTTAGTGGTTTAACGGCATCAACAATAAATGTTAATAATATTAGTGGTAATAGTGCTAACTTTACTAACATAACCGCAAATACCATAACCACAAATAGTATTAGTGGAACGAATGCTAACTTTACTAACATAACCGCAAATACCATAACCACAAATAGTATTAGTGGAACGAATGCTAACTTTACAAATATAACCGCGGACACGATATCGGCGTCCACTTACCTTAATTTACCTGGTAGCAGTTCTGCAAATTGTTTTAACGACTTTTATGTTGACAATTTGTATGGATGTCCTGACGTAATAACATTTCACGATTCTTATCAGTCAGTCGATTCCAACTCATCAGGATTAATGTCAAGGTCATTTGGTTCTTATAATAATTCTTATGGAGATTATTCACATACGGAAGGTAGCGGAACTACAACAATATCAGAATATTCTCATGCGGAAGGATTTAATACACAAGCCGGTTTTAAAGCGTTTTCAGGGGTTTCCGCAAATACAGTGGGTGTTGGTATTATTACATTAACGGGCGGTACTGATTATTCGTCAGAATTTTCTCCGACAGGAATATTATTAGTTGGAACTATAAATCCATTTAGTATTTATCAGATTAATTATACCAGCGTTAGTTATATTGGTCCAAACTTTGAAATAACTCTAACAGATAATAGCTTGGACGGTACTGATTGTGAATTTGTTGTTGATTTTAATAATTTAAATAGTCTTTCGGCAAATACTGTTTTAGGTAAATATTCTCATTCAGAAGGATTTAAAAATAAGGCGTTAGGCCCGAATTCACATTCAGAAGGTTCGTATTTTAAATTTCCACCAAATATATCTTATGGAGAAGGGTCACATTCTGAGGGGACATATACTAAATCTTATGGAGCTGCCTCCCATTCAGAAGGATATGAAACAAAATCTTATGGAATATCTTCTCATTCAGAAGGAAGTGGTACAAAATCTTATGGAGTGGCTTCTCATTCAGAAGGTTCATCTACCGAGGCTTATGGGGACAACTCTCACTCTGAAGGGTATTCTACCGAAACGTATGGAGAATATTCTCACTCTGAAGGTTATGATTCAAAAACAGGGTGGAGAGGATTTGAAATAACAGGTATAACATCAGGATTAATTACTTTAAATAGTGTTTATGGTAATGTTACAGGAAGTTTTTATTCGGGAGAAATTTTATTAATTAACCCATATGGAGTTTATACCTTTAATTCATCAAACGTTTCTTTTAGTTCATTAACAAATACTCAGATTTTATTAGACGATACAACAATAAATTCTTTTTATGGTGATGTTGCAGATTTAGATAATCTATATGACCCAATTGCAGATAACTACAAGTCAACGTCCAACCACTCTGAAGGTTATTTTACAAGAGCGATTGGAAACTATTCACACTCAGAGGGTTTTGAAACAACATCAATAGGTCCGGCGTCTCATTCGGAAGGTGTTAACACATATACGTATGGTGAAGGTTCTCATGCTGAAGGTCTTGAAACAAAGACATATGGTGATTTTTCCCATGCTCAAGGTGAAAATTCAATTGCGAGTGGAAGAACTTCCCATGTTGGAGGTTATACTAATAACGCGGGGGCAAATTATTCATTTATAGGTGGAGGTAGTGGAAATACAATATATTCAGGTTCGCAATTTTCTTCGATTGTTGGTGGTATTGATAATACAATATATAATGCGTCCCCCCCAATTGGGATTACTTCACCAAGTAATTTTTATTCTTTCATTGGTTCAGGTAAACAAAATACAATTCATCATTACGCATCATACGCAACAATATTAGGAGGTTCTTTAAATACAATTACAGGTGAAAGTCAAACTTCAAATTTTACAACAATATTAAATGGGTCTGGAAATACAATAAATGATTCAGAAGGCGGAAAAAACAATGAATTTACATTCATCGCGAATGGATATAATAATCAAATAAATACAACAAATGTTAGTGGAGAAAATGTACATTCATTTATTTTAAACGGAAAAAATAATACAATAACCCTTTCAGATTATACAACAATAATTAATGGGCGTGATAATACAATTGCGATTAATAATGTTAGTTTGGTATTTGGCGAGAACAATAATATGAGCGGGTCGTCATATATGTCCCTCTTTTCAAGGGGCAGTATTGTAATTAACAGTACTGACGGAGCGATTTTTGGTCAAAGTAACGTGTCTTTAGAATCCGAACATACTTTAATCTCAGGTCAATATAATACTGGAGATACTCTAACCCACGGGTTTATAACATCTAAAAACTCTAAAATATATAACTGTGAACAATCTTCAATATTAGGAGGAATTGAAAATAATATAATATCATCTAGTCAATCTGCAATAATTGGGGGTGAAAAAAATATAATAACTAGTTCATCTAATAAAGGTATTGTTATATTAGGGGCTAGTGGAGTAACAGGAACAACCGATTATACCACATACGTTAACGATTTTGTAATAAAGAAGTTAGCTACAGTACCTTTAAATAGTTCTGACCCTGTTGGGGAAGACGGCTCAATAACTTGGGATAGTACTCATTTTTATTGGAAGGCTAATGGTCAATGGTTAAGAGTAACAGGAAGTACTTTCTAATTTTTCTTAGGATTGGAATCCTTATTGATTAATCTCATTAGTCGTAAGGATTCTCTATAATTCTTTTCAAGTTTATCCAATTCCTTTTCAGGAACTCCTCTATCACAAGCCTCTTCATATCTAGCTTTAGATTCCTCTACTAATTTTGATACTGTTTTAAGTAATTTCATATACTATAAATATCTCCCAATGTAACATTTATTAAATTACTATCTGTTATATATTTAATTAATGAAAAATTTAGTATTTGTTAGTGCTCAACCGGATATTCCTTATTTTCATTGGCAATGTAAAATATATATTCATAATTTCATTGAAAAAGGTATTGACCCAAATAATATACACATTTTATTTGGAATTATCTCACCAAATAATGAACCAACAAAAGAATCATTAGAGTTAAAAAAATTGGGGATTAATGTACATCATTATGTTGATGACAGAATTAAAAAGAAATACATACCAAGCATTAAACCTTTTTTAATTACAAAATGGTTAAAAGATAATCCGATATTAGGTGAATGTTTTTTCTTACATGATGCCGATATTATATTTAGGGAATTACCAAAATTTGAAATTTTATTAAATGATAACATTACTTATCTATCTGATACTACTAGTTATATTGGATATAATTATATTAATGATTGTTGTTTAAGATATGAGTCAAAACATCCAACATCTAAAAAAGGTCAATTATTACAAGAAATGGCTGATGTTGTTGGAATTGATGTTGAAAAAATTAAAGATAACCAATTAAATTCAGGTGGAGGTCAGTATATTATAAAAAATACAAATTGGGATATTTGGGATAAAATTTATAATGATTGTTATCCTTTGTACGAACAAATGTTAAGTTATCAAAGAAGATTTCCAATAAGTCCTGGCGAAATACAATTTTGGACAGCAGAAATGTGGTCATTATTATGGAACTTGTGGAAATTTGGTATTGAAACCAAAATAACAAATGAACTTGATTTTTCTTGGGCAACAGACTCGGTATCTATTTATAATAGAAGACCTATATTACATATGGCCGGAGTAACTGAAGATTTAAAATCTACAAAATTTTACAAAGGAGAGTACATTAATGTCAATCCTTTAGAAAAATTAAAAGAAAATCCAAATCATTTTAATTACGTAGATAAAAATAGTTCAACTATAAAATATATTGAAATTATGAAATCTATAATTAAAAAAGAATTATAAAGGTATTTATTGAGGAATTATGGCATCAGCTTGTTTTTGTATTAAACTTACGTTAAACTGTTCAGACTCACCGTCTATAAGTTTCAACATGACATTAGTTGGAAATCTTTACGGCGAAGCGTTTTATTTGGGTAGTTATGATGGAAAAACCTACGCATTTTATTATTTAGGAGGACAGTGGAGATTTGTTAACATTTCTAACCCAACAACTTCCATATTTTTCGCAATATCAAATGTTGCAACCCCTTGTGATGTTTTATCTTCATTATGGCAACTAGGTGATTTAACTAATTTTACATATTGTTCAGACGATATTTTTGACGACCCAATACTAACTATTGAAGAAGATTTTCCTAATTGTAATTTATTTCCGGGTGATTGTAGTTGTAAAATACTAAAAAATACTATTAAATGTGATGTATTCTATCAAACTTGTGAAGGAAATATTGTACAACAATCAATAGATGCTAACACTGAAATAATAGGATGTTTTAAAGGAACTCCAATATTTTTTAGTCAAGGTGCCGGATACCCTTGGGGAACAGTTCAAAATTATACTTTGAGTAATTGCGATAATTTTTGTATTACCGGAACTTCAGCATGTTGTTTACAAATAAAAATCGATTACGGACCTTCAACACAAATCACTAATATTAATCCTGTTGGAACTATCAATGGGTTACCAATCTATAATTTTATAAGTAACGATTTAACAAATGAATATAATACAATAATATATTTTGATTCTAATACTAATCTTTGGAATTTTGATATACAAGAAGATAACTCATTTCAAACAATTGCAACATTAAATACAGGAAGTTGCCCATTTGGAGAGTGGGTGATTGATATACCTGGATTTTCAAAAACAATAGAAACCACTCAAGTAACTTGCCAATACCCTTCACCAACACCGACTCCAACACCAACAATGACACCCGCACCACCAATAGTACCAATACCACCTTGTTTACAAGGGACTAATGAATGTAGCGTTGTAACAATATTCCCAATGTCTGTATTTTGTAAGGTAAAACAACCATCTGACCCAAAATCCTCAGACGGAACCGCAAGTTTAATAATTACTGGAGGAACTCCACCATATACAGTATTGTGGGATAATTTAAATATTGGTCAAACAATTTATAATTTAAATTTTGGAACTTACACCGCAACAGTGATAGATAATTATGGAGATTTTACAGCAAAAACAACTTGTGTTTTAGTTCCACCTAGCCCAACACCAACAATGACTCCAACACCAAGTCCTACAACACCTTTTACAGAATATACAATATGTTTTAAACTTACAACTTATAATTATATTACATTTTTCCCTAATGGAGTTAAAAACGGAAAACCGTATTGGACTGGAACAACTGGAGGTGACGACTATGAATTAGTATGGAGCTCATCAACAAGTCAGTGGGTTTTAGACCCACCGCCAAGTGGAATTTATGTTTTAAGTAACGACGCTAGTTACCCACCAATAAATAATTGGGTTATATTAGGATATCCTTTACCACCACCAATAGTTACAATCGGAACATGCCCACCACCACCAATAGGTAGATATAATTTAGGTTTACTTGGAGACCCCGCACCTGTGCCGGCTGAAATATTACTAAATGCTAGTAAAAACGACCCAAGTTGCGGTTGTGACGGAAATATGACATTAATTGGTACAGGTGGATATCCACCTTATAGTTATTCTATTAATGGAGGACTTTCATACAGAAACATACCTATATTTGATAATTTATGTAGTGGAACATATACCCCAACAGTTATTGATATTAGTGGTAATGTAACAACAATTAATGTTATTTTAAATCCACCATCAAATCCGATTACATATACAGTAACTCTTAATACCACATCAACCATATTACAAAACACCGGAACACAATTAACAAAGGAATACACAACATTAGTGAATGTAACACCACCATTAGAAAATGGAGTAACATTAACTTTTGATTTGTCACATACAAACATATTCAAAAGTTCCCCTAATACCGGAAGTACAACAAATATAACTTCATCAATTTTATATAAAAATGGATTAGTAGAGTCTGTAACTTTAACAGGAACAACTGAAGGAACTACATTTAACACTTTTGCTGGATGTCAAGGAAATATAATAAATATTAAATCAACTAATGATTCTTGGCAAAGTTTACAAATAACTAATTCAGACACAATATTGTTGGTAACAACAACAACCATAATACAAAATGAAGTTATTAATTGTTATGTTGGAACAAGTGATGAAACTTTTTCAATTACAAACGCAACTTTACAAGGTTGTGGATGTTGTAATGTAATAAGTGGATAAAAAAATAATACAATATATTTATAGACAATGTCATATATTTTAAAAAATACTTCAGGGTTAGTAAACACAAGGGTAACTGATGCTGCAAGACAAAAAATGTCTCAAGGTAACTTTAATATTTCCTATTTCCAAGTTGGAGATAGTGAAGTATCATATAACACTTTACCTAACACTTACAACCAATCGTTAACTAATATTTTAGAACCTAATTTTAATTCTCAAAATTCTAGTGGACAACCACAATCTAACAAACAAAATGTTAAGTATCCATATTATGTTGATGGAATTACAGGTAATACTTACGGAATTCGGTATATGGATTCTATAGTTAGTCCTGTATATAATAGAGCACCTCTTAGAGGTTTTTTTACAGGTAATATAACTGCAGAAACTATTAATTGGAGCGCTTTAACCAATAATCAATATGTAATTAATTCAAATTACATCATTGATATGTCAAGTTTAAATTGTACGAATAAGATAACTTTAATAAATGCGGTATGTAACCCAACCGCAAATAGAGGTCCTTCAGTTGGAGATTTTTTAACCATTTTTTATAATGGTAAAGGAATGGATGATTGTTATTGCGATAATTTACCAACCCCAACTCCAACACCTACACCAACATCAACTTCAGAAATAACAACGAGTCAAACCCCAACGCCAACACCAACAAAAACACCTTATGATTGTAACCCAAGTCCAACACCAACACCGTCTAAAACACCTTGTTTAACACCTAGTGCTAGTAGAGCGTGTCCACCTCCACCACCACCTGACTGTAAAATGGCGATTGATAGTTGTCACCCAATGATGACATATAGAATTGTTGCAATTTGTGATAACGAAATCACATTAGATAGACCAACACCTAATTTTGGTTGGTTAAGTAATATGTGTTATGCGAGAGTGTTAATATATCCACCTAACATGACAACTATTTACGATAGTTTTACTCCAAGACCACATTGGGCGGATGATGTTATAAATTACGAATCAATATGTGATATAGACCAATTTGATGTTAAAGTTTGGAATATGAATATTCCTTGGTCAGAAAGCCCGGCAGGGTTATTTGAAACCTTAAATAAAGGATATACCGAATTTGGTTCTATTAGTTATCTTGGAACCAAAGAATATTTAGGATATGCGTCCTCAAGTGGACAAACAGATTCTGATTCAGTTTATTATTATAATTCTTTTGATGAGCAAGTTATTGTAACGCCTGAAGAACAAAAAGCGATAGCGATTATACATTACACAAACAATACCATAGATTTCTTTTATGGTGAAAAGTTTGCGTTTGAACCATTTGACCCTGAAAATGTTGGAGATACTACAGGGGAGGCAAGAAATTTTAAACTACATATTCCTTGGTTAATGTGGCATAAAAATCCAAATTGTTGTAACGGACAAACATTTTGGGTTGACCCACCAGATTTCGAAGGATTAGATTTATTTGAAGTAAATTACATCCAATCAACTAAAAATATTGACATGAATTCGCCTGGTATTAGATACTATCATTTATGGGATAATAATCCTAATTTAGATGGATATCCTAATAGGGTTGGTAAAGTATTTCCTGACCAAAAAATAGTTGTTATTGATGATGAAGAAATAATTGCTGCAATGTCTTATAAATCTAATAGAAATTGGACATTACCGGCTCCTAAAATTTCATTAATAACTCCTAATGTGTGTGGAACAGATAATAATTCTGCTGAAGGTTTATTAACAGGGGCAAGTCAATATCTACACGTCACATATAGATTTACAGATACTGACACTTGTTTAAATTCTTTACATTGTAATTACTATGTACCAATACAAGGTCCTAATATTGTTTGTTTACCAATTACTTCACAAAACGTTGGAGTTAGATTTGGTGATGAATTTCCTTGTTTGAATCAACCTTTTTCACCTATAACCACTACAACCACAACTTTCCCATATACAACAACCACAACAACGACAAATCAAAATTGTTATTGTTGGCAAATAACAGTATCGTCACCACCTGCAGTTGTAAATATTACAAATTGTTTTGGAGTTTTAACCGCGATAACTTTAACTGAAACGGTTAATTTTGGATGTTCACAAACAACACCAACTTCATTAGAATCAATATCAACACTTAACTTAGGGTTATGTGATGAAGTAGTACAATGCGGAGGCTCTCCAACAACTACCACAACAACAATATGTCCTGATTATTGTAATGTAGAAACTGGGTTTTATGCTAATAAATTTGAAATTATTTGTCAAGTTGTTGACGGAGAAGGAAGACCCGAATCTTCAGAGTGGAGAATAATTGATTTCACAAACCAATTAACATCAACGATGATTAATGGTTATATAACTAAAGAAGGTTTAATTAATAATACATTTGTTATTACAAAAGAACTTTATGAAGACGCTGACATTTATAATCTAAATGATTATATTGAACTAACTCCGGTTAAAACTAATCTACCATCTTTAAATTTTGGGGATGAGTATTATTTTTATGGTTCTTTGGAAACCGATATACAAGCAACAATATATGAAATGAGATATAAAGTTAATTTGGGACAAACTGAGTTCCAAACAACCTCAAACCCTACTTGGACTAATGGTAATCCTTCATATATTACTGAAATTGGGCTTTACGATTCTGACAAAACACTTATGATTGTATCTAAACTGCAGTCACCTGTATTAAGACAAGGTATTCAGCAGTTTTTAGTAAAATTCGATTTCTAGTATGAAAAAAAATTTAAAAGAAAGTCCGAAAGTACTCGGACTTGACATCTCAACCAAAACTATAGGTTGGGCTTTGTTTGATATTCAAACACAACAATTATTAGAGTTAACTCATATCTCACCAGTTCCAAAACCAAAAGAAGAGGATAAAATGAGAGAACTCCTTTTAAAAAGTGAAATTTTTAAAAGTAAACTAATTCAATATAAAGAATTAGGAATAACAAAAGTAATAATAGAAGAACCATTATTAAACTCAAATAATGTATATACCATACAAACATTACTAAGATTTAATAGTTTTATTTGTAAACTTATATATGATGAATTAGGAATAGTACCTAATTTTATCTCCACGTATAATTCAAGAAAAAATGCGTTTCCTAATTTAGTACAACAAAACGATAAAGGTAAGTTTGTTTTGTTTGGTAACTATCCAAAAGATTGTGATAAAAAACAAATTATTTGGGATTTGGTTGCAAAAAAAGAACCTCAAATTCAGTGGTTATACACAAAAAACAATACACTAAAGAAAGAAAATTATGACCAATCAGACGCCTATTGTTGTGTCTTAGGTTATATGAAACAAGAGAAAATTTGGTAGTTTTTAACTACCATTTTTTTTTATACCGAAATTGTTTGAATCGGATTTACAACTAATAATCTAAAATTAACAATAGGTTGAACCATACCATACTGATACGTATTGGTATATATTTGTGTTAGTGATGATGTAGTACAAGGGTCACTGGGCACACCAACAAAACCGGCAACATTTTTATAAATTAAAGTATTAGATAAGTTTCTAACCTGAAGTAGTATTCTGTATGAAGGAGGATTAGGTAAAGAAATTGTGCCAAAAAAATTATCACCAGGACCACATTGAAGTAATAATTTAGTATTTAACTGAACCCAATTAACCCCAGGAACTGCTTGATTGTTTCCAAACAGATTGATAAGACTATAATCGCCTGTAAAATATGAATACCAAACAGAACCACTAAACGGACTTATTGAATCATCCAAATTAACAAAAACATTAAATTCTGAATTTGATGGTCCTGGAATTGTAGTGGTTGTTGTTGATGATTGAAAAACAATTACAGATTGAGTACTGGTTGGGGATGGGGTGTTAGTTGGTGTATTAGTTGGAGTTGGTAAAACACAATTAGCACAACCACCGGCATTTGAATAACCCTAAGGCCCACCCGTTCTTTGAATATTATTACCACCCGAAACCTCGTCAACACTACCAAGATAAGAAATACATCTATCATTACCATCAACTTTTGCGTTGAATACCATGTATTTTATTAAAGAACCACCTGAAGGGGTTGTTAAGTTTTGACTTGTATAGTAAAGAGTGCCATTAATACAATCTTGGAATTCTAAACTAGTAGGACATTTAATAACAGCATCAACCACATTAAACTTAACATCACCTGAAAAATCACAATTTCTAATAACTTCAGGAGAAACTGTCGGAGTTACTGTTGGAGTAGGAGTTGGTGTTGGACTATAATTACTTAAAGTTGCATCAACATCAATAAACGGGCAAGGATTGGTTGAACTTGGAGTTGGTGTTTGTGTTGGAGTTGGAGTATTTGTTGGGGTATTACTTGGAGTTGGACTTACCAAACAATCAAAAATTGCATCAAAGTTAAATACGTCACAATTTAATGTTGGTGTAGGGGTAGGTGTAGGACATAGAGTAGGTATTAAATTATCTTCACATAAATCAGGACAAGAACTTGTGCAAGGATATTTACCTGACATAAGACAAGGACCTTCAATAGTATTAGATAAACACCATTGATTATAAGTCGATGAAAAATAAATATAATAACTGGCGTTATAGTAAACATCGTAACTATTATACGAACTACCACTTTTAGTATAGTTACCATCAAAATCGTAACCAGTATTAACCACACAATAATCAGTATTTACACAAACAGGCATATTAAGATAAAGTTTCTATTACAACACAATTATTATCATCAACAATTTTTAAATTATAACTAGTTTGACCATCCATCACTGGTGGTATTTGAAATACATAAGGTAATGATGGTGAAGTTATCGTAGCAACATAAACACAAGTTGTAATTGGGTTGTCACAAATATAAACATCAAAAGGACTTGTACCTGTTATATTGTTAATTGTAATATCGGTTGGCATTTAATTGTTTTATAATGATAAATATAAGACGTTGGAAAAACTTGTGAAGTTTGATTATTGATTATTTTTATTTATACTTAATATGATGATGGATGATGGAGAAATATTGGTTGATTTAATAAGGGATTTATTCGGTAAGGAAAAACAACATTACGAATCTAAAGGACAAATTGCGGTAAACTGTCCACAATGCGACGAAGGAAAAAACAAAGGTAACTTAGAAATTAATTACATTCAACATGTTTTTAAATGTTGGAGTTGTGCTGAGGTTAATGAGATGAAAGGACCTTTGGGTAAATTAATTGACCAATACGCAAACAAAAAACAAAAAAAGATATACGCCGTTTTCAAACCTGAAGAACAAACTGTAAAAGAAGTTAAGAAACCAAAAATCAAATTACCCGAAAGTTATGTAAGAATAATGGATTCTTCTGAGAAATATCCTGTTAGAAGACAGGCATACACTTATCTTAAAAATAGAGGTATTGATGATTATATGATTAGAAAATACCAAATTGGTTTTTGCGATAAAGGTTCTCATATGGGAAGAATTATTGTCCCTTCTTTTGATAAAGAGGGAGAACTTAATTATTATATTGCAAGAAGTTGGGACCCACACTCAAAAGCAAAATACAAAAACCCAGATTATGAAAAGGACAAGATAATTTTCAATGAGAGTATAATTAATTGGAAAAAAGATATATTCTTAGTTGAAGGTGTGTTTGACGGATTCTTTGTTGATAATAGTATTCCATTATTGGGAAAATATATGAGTGATTTATTATTCAATACTATATATGAAAAGGCGAGAGGGGAAATAACAATTGGTCTTGATGGTGACGCATTTAAAGATGCGGTTAAATTATATGAACAATTAAATGGGGGAAGATTATTTGGAAAAATTAAAATATTGAAGTTACCTAATGATAAAGATATTTGTGATTTGAGAGGTAACATAAATGAATATTATTATAAAATGAAACACTAATGGATTTAATAGAGATTGCTGATGATATAAGAAAAGTTTTAGATGAAAGAAGAAAAGAAATTGAACTTACTTTCATCGAAGAAGACCATAAATATTTTATGAAAGATACAAAAGGGGAACTAAAAGGTGATTTCCCATCAGTATCAAAAGTAATGAAAGTTTTTTATGACGAGTTTCCAACAGACGAGGCCGCAGAGAAAAAAAGTAAAGGAGACCCTGTTGTTAAAGAAAGATTGTTGAAAGAATGGGCGGAAGCCGGAACATACTCAACAAATATGGGAAGTAGAGTGCATTTCCATTTAGAGAAGAAATCTTTGGAAATGTTCCAATTAGAGAAAGAAGTTAGAGAACCGATATTTGAATGTGACTTTACACAAATATTAAAGGGAGATTCAATGATTCACGCAGGAACTAACTTCTTGGAGTTAATGAAAGAAAGAGGTGCGGTTCTTTTAGATACTGAGATTGTATTAGGAGACCCTGAGTTAGGATATACTGGTCAGGGAGATACGGGATGGTTAATTCATAATAAAGAAAAAAATGAGTACGGGTTTATTATAACTGATTATAAAACAAATAAGGAAAAGAATTTCCAAGAAAATCAGTTTACAAAAAGAATGAGACCGCCATTTGAAAAATTACCTAATATATCATTAGGACATTATTTCACACAATTACCTTTATATGGGAAACTTTTACTCAAAATGTTAAAGGGGACAAAATATGAAAATGTTAAATTATATGGTTGTATTATTGTTCACCTTAAAGACACTTCAAAGTTTGAAGAATATAGAGTCCCAAAAGAAGTTATATCAACCGTTCTTAATATGAATATGTCAGATTATTTGACTAAGATAAAAAAATAAATTATATTTGTAATATGGAAGAAATAGGAAAACCAAAAATCGATTTAAAACAACAACCAACTGTTGATTGTGAGAACTGCCAATCAAAATACTTTAAAGAAGTAGTTCTAATTAAAAAAGTATCTAAAATTTTAACAGGAAGTGGAGAAGACACTATGGTTCCGTTCCCAACTTATATGTGTAATAGTTGTGGACACGTTAATAAAGAATTTGAATTATTTTAAATATGTTAAGTCACAAAGAATTTTACTTTTGGTTGGACGGATATCTATCTGCCAAATCTAAAGAAGACAACAATGGTAATGTTTATTATATGGATGTTTTTCCAATAATAGAAAAAATGAAAGAAGTTAAAGAAGAAGATTTACCAAGAATCTTTACAAAAAGAGGTTGTGAAACCAAAAATAAATTATATGGAATCAACCCTGTTGAAATTAATATAAAAAAGGATAATGATTTAGGTTATCCACCAAAAATTGTAATGTAATATGAAATTAAAAGAGTTTTTAGAAGTGGCTTTAATTAGCAAAAAAAATCACACATGGGATTCAGGCGTAAAGTTTGTAGACGAAACTTGTCTTTATGGTGAAAATTTGGAGGAATATAAACTTCTTATTAAAGAATGTGATGAATTTGCTAAATGCGATTCGTTAGATATTTTAACGATGCCGTTAGTTAAAGGGAAAAATGGTGAGATTTATACTACTCAGACTATTAAATTATCGGATTTAATGGAATTTAAAGGTAGATGTTATTTATTGTCGTTAGCTTTAACACCTGAAATGTATGACCCAAGTCAATTACTTAAACCTGTTAAGAATGGTGCAGCAATTGGACCGGTAATTTATGACCCAATAACATTTGAACCAAGAAAACACATTTTATTAACTTGGTCTCCTGAAATGGTGCAAGATATATCAGTAACAAATAATGAATTAATGTTAAGAAATGATATTCATAAATTATTAGATGATGTTTTGGATAACCCTGAAGAATACAAAACTAAAGGTGTTAGAAGTGTTTTAGTGAGAGGGTTATTTGAAGTTATTGATAAAAATGATGGGTCTGAAGTTGATAGAAAAGTTTATGATATTGATTTAACCGTGAATAAACCTGAAGATGTCGGTTATCAAGTATTTTATTTAGAACAAAATGTGGTTAAACATGGTGAAATTAATTTAGAGTTAAAACATAAAGTAATACCGTCACATTTAAAAGATAAATTTATTCATGAAGTTGGTACTGACCCTAAGTTAATTACTGAGGAATTAATTGATAATTTTTTGGAAAATCAAGGGATTAATCGTTATACGGGTAGACTTGCGGAAATATTAAAAAAAAATAAAGAAGTTGAAGACAAGATAGCAAAAGTTGAAGAATACCATAAAAAAATGAAAAAAAATATGAAACTTAAAGAAAAAGATAAAAATGATTAATAAAATAGTGCACTTCTCTGATTTACACATAAGATTATTTAAAGACCACGAACTTTATCGCGGAATTTTAAATGATATGTTTAATCAATTTAGAGAAATTAAACCCGATAGAATCGTGTTTACAGGTGACTTAGTTCACTCCAAAAATCAAATGACGCCGGAACTCATAGAAATGGTTTCTTGGTTATTGACCGAATGCTCAAAAATTGCCATTATAATAATAATACCTGGTAATCACGATTTTATAACTAATTTTGAAAGGTTAGACGCGTTAACCCCAATAATAAATTCATTGAATAATCCTAAAATAATTTATTATAAAGATAGGGGAGTCTATGAAGATGAAAATGTATCGTGGTGCGTGTATTCCCAATTTCAAGGTAATATACCACCAGAAATTTCAGAAGGAAAGGGTGTAAAAATTGGTTTGTTTCATGGGCCAATATCGGGACTTAAAACAGATTTAGGTTATGATTTTGGAGACCATGCTTATGATATAGAAAAATTTAATGGATTAGATTGTGTTCTTTGTGGAGATATACATAAAAGGTCTAGTTTTGATATACCAAACGGGAAAAAAGGGAGGATGATAGGTTCATTTTGCCAACAAAACTATGGGGAATCGATTAGCAGTCACGGGTATGGAATTTTAAATGTCGATACAATGGAATATAAAACAATAGACGTTTTTAATCCAAAACCTTTCTTAGCATTTGCAATAGACTCATACGAAGATATTATCAATGGAACAGAAAAACTCACAAACGCATAAGTTTGAAATAAAAAACTTTAAAGATGTTTATGATTACTGTTATATTAATGGTATTATGGATATTAATTTTTTTGTTAATGAATGTTTTAAAAAAGGATTCGATATTAACAAATATGGACTACTTGGACAGGACGAAACTAAAGTTATTGAAAAGATAGTTGAAGTTCCGGTAGATAGGGAAGTTATTGTCGAAAAGATTGTGGAGAAAATAGTTGAAGTCCCTGTCGAAAAAGAAATTATTGTAGAAAAAATTGTTGAGAAACAAGTTCCGATTAATAATGAAGTTGTAATTGAGAAAATAATTGAAAAGGAAGTTCCTGTTGAGAAGATAGTATATATCACAAATTCAGACGATAATAAAGAAGAAAAGTTAAAATTATTACAAAATACTTTGTTAAATCTAAAAAAAGAATTATCTTTGAAGGACGAGAAAATAAAAGAACTTGAAAATAAAATAAACGAGTTAGAAAAACTAACAATAAACCAAGGAGCTGTTTTTTTAAAAGGCTCTAATTTAAATCAGAAACTATGAATACACTAATATGGATTTTAATTGCTTACGGAATGTCAAACATACTTGTTTACGGGTCAATATTTAATGCTCCAAGACAATTTATAAATGTAATTGGGAACACTGAAGGATTTCCTTTAAGATTTGTCTTCAAATTTATATCCGACTTAGTATCTTGTATGATGTGTACAAGTACTTGGGTTGGATTTTTCTTATCATTAACATTCTTCTCACCGACAAACACTTTATTCGGAACTAATGAATGGTACTCAATATTTTTAGACGGAGTGCTCGCGTCAGGTGCAGTATGGGCTTTCAATTCAGTAATTGAGTGGTTTGAACAAAATAGACCAAGTAACAATTAAAAACAAATATATATGCCAACATCAAAAAAAAGAGGTGGAGCTAAGGCTCACAGAAAAAGAGTTCAGAAAAGAAATGAACAATTGGGGTTAATGAAAAAAAACTTTGAAAAGAAGTACACACAAATGTTAGAAGAAAAGTTCAAAGAATTTCAAGAAAAATATTCCGCAGAAACCGATACTGTAGAGTATGATTCAATTGAAATTGAAGACACTAAAGAAGGTGAATAATGGATTTGTTTACTCCGGCAATAGAATTTAATTACGAAATAACAAACAAAGAAATGGAATTTGACAAACTTGATAATCCTTATATTAAGGTTATTTGGGAAGATTCTGCAGAGAACTTTACCCAAGAAAAACTTAGAAGTGTTAAAAATTATTTTCAAAAAAAGTATAACACAACAAACGTTTCCTTAATTACTAAGACAAAAGTTGCGGATGATGTTACACACAATGTCGACATATCATTCAATATATTAGATAAAAATTATCAGGTTGAATTAATCAAATTGTTTCTTAAATCAAAATCTAATGAAGATAAAATTGAAGAAATTTTAAAGATAGATTCTATTGTTGATAACAAACTAACACTTAGCGATAACGAAGTCATACCATTTAAAAAATGGTATATTAAGAAAATTGAATTTTCAAACTTCTTATCTTATGGTGAGAATCAAAAATTAGATTTTAATAAATGTGATGGAATATCTGTTGTAGAATCAAATCCGCCTAACTTTGGAGGAAAAACGGTGTTAACCGTTGATTTATTACTTTTCCTATTCTTTAACGAAACAACTAAGACTAGTAAAGCAGAAGAAATCTTTAATAGATTTACAGACAAGAATAAGGTTCACGTTAGAGGAGATGTTTTAATTGATGGTGATGAATATATTATCGTTAGAAATCTCGAAAGGAAAAAGTCAAAATCAGGTGAGTGGAACGTAAAGACTGAATTAGATTTCTTTAAAAAGTTATCTGATGGGTCTTTACAAAACTTCACCGGAGAACAAAGAAGGGAAACCGAAAACTTCATTAAGAACTCTATTGGGTCTAAAGAAGATTTCTTAATGACTATTCTAACTACCGCCACTAATTTAGAAGACTTAGTTGATTCAAAACCAACCGCTAGAGGACAAGTTTTATCAAGGTTTATGGGTTTAGACTTCTTAAAAAAGAAAGAAGAAACCGCTAAGGAAATCTACTCTGAGTTTTCAAAATCAATGATTTCCAATGTCTACAATAGCGAACAATTAAAATCTGATAATGAAACATTCAATCAGAATATCTCAAACTTAAAAGAAAATAATAAAGAACTTGAGGTAAAGTTGAATGATGTTAAAGATAGAATTGTTAAAGGTAAAGAATATAAAGATGGATTAACTAATAAAAAGTTTACCGACATAGACAAAGAACTCGTATTACTTCAACCCTCAAAAGTTGAGGAAGAGATTGAAGGTTTAGAAATCCAAAAATCTGGAGTTGAAAAACAATTAAAAGAAATAAAGGTTATTGAACCTTCGGAATTTTATTATGAAGATAAACACGATACCGTTAAAGAACAATATCAGGAAGAGTTAAAGAAAAAAATTGAAGTAGAAACCACTGTAAGAGAAATTGAAAAACTTAAAAGTTCTGTTAGTGGTGGAATTAAATGTGAACACTGTGGTATTGAATTATTAAATGCGTCAATCACTCAAACTAAAATATCTGAACTTGATGGACTTTTACAGCATAAAACCGAAATCGAAACCTTAATGACGGAATTATCCAACAAAGAAAAAGGATTTGTTCAGTTAAAAAAAGAGTTTGATGAGTATGAAAAAAACAAGCTAATTAAAGAAAAATATCTTTTGAGTATTGAAAGTTTTGATTTAAAAATATCAAACTTAAATGATAAATTAAAAAGATATAATGACATCCAAGAAAAAATATTGGAGAATAATAAAATTGAATCTTTAATCATTAAGGCCAATCTAAGACTAGATGAATTAGAAACTGAAAAAACCAATATAAACAAAAATATTAATAATAACAATTTTCAAATTGAAAATTTGACAGAAAAAATTCAACAAAACTTAAATAAAATTGTTAAAATTTTAGAAGAATCTGAAAAAGAAAAGATTTATAAGTTATATTTGGAAATATTTGGTAAGAACGGTATTACAAAATTAATTATGAAGACTATGATGCCGTTAATCAACTCAGAATTACAAAGGTTAATGGAGGATAGTGCTCATTTTAAATTAGAAGTTAGAATTAATGAGAAAAATGAGGTAGAGTTCATAATGATAGATAATAACACTCAAATTGAAAAACTAATGGTCTCAGGTTCGGGTTACGAAAGAACAATTGCGTCATTAGCATTGAGAGCGGTTTTAAGTAAGATATGTTCATTACCAAAACCTAATATAGTTGTATTTGACGAAGTATTTGGTAAAATATCGAATGATAATTTGGACATGGTTTCTGACTTTTTTACTAAAATAAAAGATTATTTTGAAAAAGTATTTGTAATAACCCACAATCCTTTAGTAACCAACTGGGCAGACAATGTGATTAAAATAAAAAAAGAAAATAATATCAGTTATGTGTCTCAGTAATAAATTTTTTTGTATCTTTGTATCATAAATTTAAAAATATGGAATATTTGTTATATGTATTTGCAAAACACGACAAACAAGAAAAGTTTGTAACATTCTTATCTGAAGAGATTTTTATAATGACTAATGATGATGGCATTAGATATTACTACGGTCCTGAATCTGTAATATTTAAGTTCAAAAGTAATGAGAAAACTGAAGACATTGGAGATTACTTAAATAATATTCTCGGATGTTCAGGTATAGTATTTTTCTTACAACCTTATGAAAAAGGTAAGTTATATTATTGGGTTGACTCAACAGTTAATAAACATTTATTTGGAATTGAAACTAAGGATGAAATGTCAGAACAAGAAAGAAAAGAATTTCAACAGTATGTTTTTAAAAATTTGGAATTAAATGAGATTGAGGATTGTGACGAGGACATTACTGACATCAAAGAATTCCTAAAAATAGATAAAAGTGACACACAACTAACTTTAGATGAATTATTAGATAAG